GCCGCCCTCCTCCAGGGCCTACGGCAGGGGGAGGCGCTGGGGCTCACCTGGGACCGCGTAGACCTCGCCGCCGGCACCCTCAAGATCGACCGCCAACTCCAGGCGGTCCCCAAGCGCGCTCGTGACGCGGGCCTGCCGGGCTGGTACGACGCCGTGCACCTGACGGGCGCCTATCACCTCGTGCCGACGAAGACGGCGGCCGGGTCCCGCGTGCTGCCGATCGTGCCGTGGATGGCGGCCGCCCTCTCCACCTGGCAGGACCACTGCCCCGAGTCCCCCTATGGGCTGGTGTGGCCACGCCCCGACGGCGGCCCATGGTCAGCCACGGACGACATGGAGGCGTGGCGCGGCCTCCAGGACGCTGCCGGCGTCCACAAGAGCGGCAGCGGCACCCCAGGCGACCCGTGGGGGTACTATGTGACCCACGAGGCCCGCCACTCGACGGCCACGCTCCTCATGGCCGCCGGCGTCCCCGCCGCCGTCATCATCGCCCTGATGGGCCACACCAGCGTCACCACCACCCTGGGCTACCAGCACGCCGACCTGGACCAGGCCCGCCAAGCTCTCGAAGCCGTCGCGCCCCGCCTCGGCCTCACCTCCACCCCAACCCCCTGAAAGGAAACCCACCATGTCACTCCTCTACGCCGCCCAGATCAAGACCGACGACGGCAAGATTGGCGTCTACCACGACGGCTCCCTCAACCTCCCCAAGCGACTCACCGTCGTCCCCGCCACCGACGTCGTCGACATCGCCATCGAGGACGGGAAGGCTGCCAGCAAGCGACTTACCGCGGCCCGTGTCGCCGCCGTCGGCGTCCTCGCCCTCGCCATCAAGAAGACGGTCGATGCCACCAAGTACATCGTCATCGAGACCACCGAGGACGCCTACGTCTACGAGATCAGCGCCAAGCGCTACCGGGAAGCCCGCGAGTTCGTGAAGCGGGCGCAGGTCGCCGTCGCCCGCGGCCAGGAGTGCGCCGCCAAGAAGGTCGAGGAGCCCGATCCCATCCCGGAGTCGCCCACCCCCGCAGAGGACACCCCTGCCGACGATGTCACTCCCGCACCGAAGCGTTGGTGGCAGAAGACCACTGGCGACCTCATCAACGAGCGCCGCGCCCGGAAGGGGAAGGAGCCGCTGCGCTTCGACGCCGCGTGACCGTTTCTCAACCAAACTGATACCGATCGGTCGGCTGTCACCCCTGATGGCCGTCAGTGAGATCAGACAACCACACACAGAAGACCCCCGCCCAGGCAGTGCCGGGCGGGGGTTCTCCTATGCCTACTCCGCTGCGGTCAGCAGGAGAACTGGGGGACGCGCTGCTCCATCGCCAGCCGCTCCTCAGCGCGCGAGATGATCGTGGAGACACTGACCCCAAGGGCGTCAGCGAGCGCGCACAGCGGCTCAAAGGTGATGGGGCGCTCGCCCGCCAGGAGGCGCATGAGGGTGCGTAGGGGGACGCCTGAGGCGGCAGCGAGTCCACGTACGGTCATGCGCTTCTCCTCACGGAGCGCGCGAAGTTCGGCGGCCGCCGCGGCATTGAGGCCGATCTCTGGGTTCGTAGCTCGTGTGCTCATGCTTCGAGTGTGCCACATTGGGCAACAAGGTGACGGATTGATAACGAAGTTCTGAGGGGATTCCCAGGCACTTGCCAGGTGCCCAAATGGGCACCTACTGTTGTCCACATGGACAACAACCCACCGCCCATCATCCGGGCGATCACCCGCCGGATGGAGGCCACCGACACCAGCCTCCTCCAGCTCAGCCGAGACGCCGACATCCCCCGCTCCACCCTCCAGCGCAGGCTCCGAACCGGCCGCGGCCTCCAACTCGAAGAGATCAACCGCATCGCCGCCGCCCTCGGAACCACCGCCAGCCAGATCATCACCCAGGCAGAAGCCGCCTAACCCCCCCCCAAGGAACCCCCATGTGCAACCCCACCACCCAGCGCCCCATCTCAGAAGCATCCCCCCTCGTGAACGCCCTTATCGAAGAGGCCGAACGCAACTGCATCGACATCCGCACCGTCGACGTCTTCGCCCACACCGGAGGCCGCTTCACCGTCGACCTCATCCCCTACGACGGCGGAGCCCAGGCCCTCTTCGACCTCCTCGGCCTCGAGGCGTCGACCGTCTACACCTCGAGCGGGCGCGTCTATGAGTCCGCGAGCCGCAGGGTGGGCCGCTGGCTCGTCAGCAGCCGCCGCTACCTCGGCGCTGAGGCGGACGCGGCATGAGCACCTACATCCTCGGAGCCGCCGCAGCGGCCGCCATCCTCACCGAGCTTGCCCTCATCTCCGCGCTCGGTCACCACACGGGAGTCCTCCTACTCGCCGCCACCCTCACCGCCGCCACCGTAACCCACACCATCCGCACCGAGAAGGAGCCCCGCCAATGACTGTCGTCCTCACCTACACGCTCGCCGGGGCAGCCGCCGTCACCGGCCTGTCCGTCGACTACATCCGCAAAGCCGTCAAGTCCACCGACCCCGACCTCCACCTCCCCGCCCGCATAGCAGGCACCAAGTACCTCATCCGCAAGGACGACCTCGAAGCCTGGATCGACCGCCTCCCCGAAGCCTGACCCCCCTTACCTCCCCAGAAAGGACCCTCATGAAAACCCCTCTCACCATGCTCACGCCCCTAGGGCGAGGCGAGTACGTCTTCCGCTGGCAGATGCTCGCCGCCGTCCCCGTCGTCCACCAGAAGCACGAGGCCGTCGCCGACCTCATGGACCTCCTGCGCACGCTCGGCATGGTCCTCCTCTCCGAGCCCAGGGCATCAATCCAGCACGGAGCCAACCCCATCCTCACCCTCACCATCCGTGCCCGCTACGCGAGCGACCAGGAAGCCCGCCAGCTCCAGCAGCCCGCCCACCCCCACCACAACGACCAGGAAGCGACCGCAGCATGACCACCGCCAGCACCATCCACCCCCGCGAGCGCGGCTCAGTCCGCGCCAACGACCCCAAAACCAGCCAGTGGGCCGCCGACAGCATCGTCGACACCTACCCCAGCCAGGCCATCACCCTGTGGGCACTTCGCTCCGCTAGCGCCCCCGAGTCGTTCACGCTCGCCGTCGTCGAGCAAATGACCCGGGGCATCCTGTCCCCGTCCCGCGCCCGCACCGCCGTGCGCGAACTTCAAGACAAGGGCCTCATCGAGGAGACCGGCGAGTACGCGACCACCCCCTCCGGCCGCAAGGCCCGCCTCCTCACCCTCACCAAGCAGGGGATGGCCGCCGCATGAACACCCTCACCATGGAACAGCGCCGCCACGACTTCGAGGCCATGCTCAAGCGGGCGAATCGAATCCAGCGCGCCGGGAGATTTCACCGGCCTGCCTCCCCGGAGCCGCCAGTTTTGATACTGGCGGGCATCACTGAGGACATCGCCGCTCTCTCCCGCGACTGGGTGGAATGCGCCCACCGCACACTCACCGGCGCGGCGTTAACCCAGACGGGCGTGCGAGCCAAGATGCAGTCTCTCATCGTCGCCGCGCACTGCCTCCAGGCCCTCAACGAATGCGAGTCTGCCCCCGACCGTCACGACCTCCTCGACTGGATCACGGCCCGTGCCAAGTTCTGGTTCGAGGAGAGCGAGGAGGAGTGGCTGGACATGGGGGTCGCCCCCTGTGATCGCGTTCAGTCACTCATCGGGGCTCTCGGCAGGGTCGCCGTGTTCTGGCCCGCCGCCCCGTGCGTCATCAACCAGCTCGGCGAGGACGAGGGCACTCACGTCCAGTTCGACACGCTGGTCCGCCTAACCTTCGAGGCCATCTGCGCGGCGCTGGCGGCCGAGCGCGGCCTCTGGCAGGAGGAGTCATGACCCGCATCCTCCTGCCTGGGCGCCTGGTCCGGCACATCGCCGACGTCGCTGCATCTAAGCGCTACCAGGGGGGTGTCTGGTACCCGCTGGTCCGGCTCTGCGACCGCAGCATGAGGCTCGCCGGAGACCAGTTCATCACCCAGCACTGCGAGGACGTCGAGAGCGCGGACCTCACTGGCCCGCTCGTCTGCCCGGACTGCCTCGCCGCCCACCAGCCCGCCGACGTCGAGGACCCCACCATGGGGACCATCCCCCTCTTCGACCTGCCATGACGCAGGACAGTCTCCTCGACCTCCTGGAGCCCGCCCCGCCGGCCGTGGTCCACGCGCTCATGCCGAACATGGG